AACCGTCGGCGCAAGCTGAAGAAGGCCGCGGTCCAGCAGACTCGGAAGGGGCTGCGTCGGTGAGCGCGTCTCTCCCCATCCTCCAGATTCTTAAGGCTACAGGCGAAGCCGTTTTGTGGATGACGATCGGCGGCTGGATTGTGGTTGCCATCGTCGCGTTCAATTTCTTCACTTTCGGCATCGCTCTCATCCTTCTAACCCTTGCGACTTTCGTTCGCACCCGGAGCCACTGATGAACCCAGAACAGAAGCTCTCCCTCCTGCGTGAGATCATGAACCTGTCCGAGTCCCGTGCCGCCAAGATCCAGGAAGCCAACGTCGCCTACCAGGTGGGCCTCCGGCAATCGCTGGACCGGCTGCTCGGCATGAACGGTGTGAAGCCTGACGCTATCGTCGAGTATCCGGTCGCCGTGACGACCGCGGCTTCGGAGTAAGCCATGACCGATCCTCGGATTGATGACCTTTACGCAGCCATCGGCTACGCCCCGTTGGGCGTGCGTGACGCAGCACACCGTTCGCTGGGTGATCTGCTCGGCGGGCTCGTAGAGCGTCCCCTGGAGGCTGTGGAGGCCCGTCAGCGGATGCTGCGCCAGCCCGTCGAGTTGAAGCTCCTCAGCCTCGAAGCTGAGCGTAAACGGCTGGAGGGTGCCTACAATGACGCGCTGGTGTTCTTTCGGGCTATCGCAGGCGAAGCGGCCAACGGCCACCAGACACACGAGCAGACTGCCCGTGAGTGGCTGATGAGGCACGGGGGTAAGGTTCGCCAAGCGTCTGCGGATCTTCCGAAATCAGACCCATCAACCTAGCGGCTGTGCCGCTTCTGCCCATCTGGAGGAACCATGCAATGTGATCAATGTGGTGGGACTGACCACGACATCCTTGACGACCAAATGTGTATCGAATCCCTGAAAGAACGGCTGGCGCAAGCCTACCTGCAGGATGCTGAAGACGGTGTGTGGATTCATCTCCATGCCGGGGGGCAATACCTCTCGATCAACCTGTCGAACGATCCGATGGCACGGAAGTTCTGCCTCGCCTATCACGAATCCCAACCCAAGTAGCACCTGTCCACACTCACCCCACTCGAAAGGTAAACCATGACTACCAAGCGCATCCCCATCGGAACCCACGTCACATGGAAAGCGCGGTATGCCACCGACCCCGTGAATGAGGGCATCGTCACCGCCCTTCCTGACCCGCGCCATCGCTTCCCCGTCTACATCGTAAAGGTGGACAAGACGCCCGCAGGAAATCCCCGCAAGCATCCCATCTCCATGCGCCCCTACGCCTGCCGCCTCGAAGCGCAGAACCCAGACGCACTGAAATAGCGCACCTGTCCACTCCCCGAACCTTCCGAGGTGCCCAATGCAGCAACCCCTAGAGTGCCCATCCTGCCACCGTCGTTCCCTTGTGACGGTCAAGCTACCCGAGAACGCCGCGCAGATGCGAACCGCAATCATCGGCTATCTGGGCGATAACCCTATGGGCATCGGTGGTGGAACACTCACCCAATCCCAGATCGTGTCCCTACTCGACGCCACCCTTCCCGAATAATGCCCAGAAAGGTGAACCATGGCTCTCCGATGGAAGAAGCAACCACGCGAAACCGGGCTCCGATCAGTCGGCGCTGGTCCTAGGTCCTCATACCTTTGGGATGGGGTTAAGGAATACGCCACCGTTTCCGCGTTGGGAGGTGGTTGGCGCGGTCCCCTGAGGGGCTGGTATTGGGTCTGCGGGACTGACGCCGTGGGCGAATACAGGAACACCTGTGGGGAACCCAAGCCAACAGAAGCGGAGGCGAAAGCTGAAGCGATGGCATGGATCAAAGCCCGACTTCCCAAGTAACGAATATGTCCAAAGGACTGAACCATGACCACCCGATACAAATTTGAACGAGGCACAGGGCTGGTGGACCTTGAAGGCAAGGTCATCCTCCAGCTTGTTCCCGTTAGCTGTTCCAAGAAGTTCCGCGACATGGCGGGGAAGGAACTGGCGAACAAGCTGAACGGCATCGAGCAGGGCAAGGAAGCCGCCGCGAGAGCCGAAGCGATGCGAACCGCGAACAAACCCATCCTACGCGCCCCATCCACCCGTCACCTGAAACTGTAGCTGTCCATCTGCACGACCCTCGGAGATCCCATGGAAATCCTTTACCGAATGGCTGATCGCCTCCTGTGGGAAGGCGGGGAAATGGTCATCGACCTGATGCAGTTCCGGGTTATGCGCCGAACCCCCAAGGGCGCTTGGATCAGCCGGAACCCGGTTGGCTTCGACTACCCGAGAGGTAAGGATCGTTTCGTCCTCGATGGTGAGGGCAAGCGATTCGCCTACCCGACCCAGGAACTTGCGCTGGAATCGTTCAAGGCTCGAAAGCGGAGCCAGATTGGACGACTCGAAACACAAATGACCATCGCCAAGGCTGCATTGAAAGCTGCCAGTGGGCGGGACTTCCAGCCCAACCGCGCCTTCTACGACGAAAGCCTGACCCCATTCACCTGCTACTAGCACCTGTCCATCTTCACCCCCGTCCGCAGCAAGTCACATCACACAGGTCTAGCCCCAGCATCCTCCATTTTCAATTGTGGACGATGAAACAAGATGAATGGTTGTGCCTGAACCTCATCAGCCGGGGGCAAGCGGCAGCAGGATCGCGGTTCTGCAAAGGTGGTGCGGGGGAGTTCTTTTCAACCCACGAACGGAGGGCCTTATGGCCAAGAGACAAAAATCAGTTCTTCAGGAAGCCGATGACTTGGTCAATGGTCCGAAGCACGATGCCTACGGGACCTGGGCCGACAACTGGAGCCGCGTGCGTGATATGGCCCACGCTTCCGGGCGCCCTGGGCTTGCTGATATCAGCTGCGAGGACTTGATGATCCTCATGATGTTGGTCAAGATCGCTCGGGAAACGTCGAGACCTCAGCGCGACAACCCGGTGGACGTCGCAGGCTACGCGCAGGGCCTCGAAGAACTGCGTGGCCTGTGACCGATCTTGAAACCCCGTTCCCATACCAGATGGAAGGCGCGGCCTTTCTCGCTCAGCGAACCTACGGTTTCATCGCAGATGAGATGGGCCTTGGAAAGACAGCCCAAGCCATCATCGCGTGTGACACTGTGGGTGCGTCGACCATTCTGGTCGTATGCCCCGCCAGCGTGAAGTGGAATTGGGAGCGGGAGTTTGAACGGTTCAGCCCCATGGGGCACCGGGTCACGATTATCGAAACCGCGAAAGACGCGATCCCGGCCGATGGCGTGGTCGTCATTTCATATGACATGGCTACCACTTTGGCCCACAAGTTGAGGTCCCGCCCCTGGGACGTGCTCATAACGGATGAGGCACACTACCTGAAAGATCGATCAGCCAAGCGCACCAAGGCGATATACGGCCGTGGAGCGAACTACCCAGGCATCGCGGCTAAAGCGGCGCATGTGTGGGCGCTCTCTGGAACGCCGGCGCCTAACCACGCCGACGAACTTTACACCCACGTTCGCGCTGCCGGCCTCACCAACGAATCGTATTGGGACTTCACGTTTCGATACTGCTCTGGGTTCGAGTCCGATTTCGGGTTCAAGATCATGGGCCATAAAAATGTCGATGAGTTGAAGGCGCTGCTCAAGAAGTTTATGCTTAGGAGAACCAACGTGGACGTGAAGAACGAGTTGCCGCCTCTGGACTTCCAGCAGATCTACGTTGAGCGTTCCAACGTCCGGCTGGATCCCTACTTCTACGAGCAGATCCAGGCTCGGCGCATCACGGAGAGCCAGTTCTTCGGTGAGTTGAAGGTGGCCGATACCACGCTCCGGTCTGCCTTGCAGTCGGTCTACCAGACCAAGACGCCCAATGAAAATAGGCTTACCATCCTGGAAGGGATGCAGGCATCAAGTGTGTCGCTCCGACGGTTCATCGGTCTGGCGAAGGTAGGCAATATTTGCGACATCATCAAGGACGAACTCAAGAACCACGCCTACGACAAGATCGTGCTGTTCGCGGTTCACCAGTCCGTCATTGAAGAGGCCCGCATTCTACTGGGTGATTTCAACCCAGTTACGCTCTATGGCAAGACGCCTGCCGATAAGCGCCAGAAGAACATCCAGAAGTTCATGACGAACAAATATTGCCGGGTGTTCATCGGCAACATCGAAGCCGCGGGAACAGGCATTGACGGCCTTCAAAAAGCCGCTTGCGAAGTTGCGTTTTTGGAGCAAGACTGGGTCCCCTCGCGGAATGCGCAGGCCATCATGCGCGTCCACCGCTACCTTCAAGAACGACCTGTCAGAGTGAGGATCTTCACCATGCGGAAGTCGTCGGATGAATTGGTTCAGGACACACTGATGCGCAAGTCGCGGGAACTGACCAAGATTTTCTAGCCCCATCACCGGCGTGGCCGTGCCTCGCCTTTCAGGAGAAACGCAACATGATCCGAATTGAGTTCGATCTCGAAGCCATCACCAAAGCTGGGGCCGAAGACCTGGTTCTCATGCTGAACCGAAAGTTCGGCATCGGCGCTACCGCCTCGGTGCGAGTAGCTTCCACCGAAACCCTGCGTCCGCTTGAGCCTTCGGCAGGACTCACGCCAGCGGCTGTCAATGAGGTTGGCGGCGAACTGCTCACCGGAGAGGCCCAGCCCGAGACCAAACGCCGTGGGCGCCCCAAGAAGGAATCCACTGCCGCCGAGCCCGCTCCGGAAAACCCTACGCCGGCCCCGAGTGGTGCTGCCGCCGATGCGGCGCCCTCACCCGAACTCCCGAGCCAACCTGCGCCTGCCGGTGAAGCAAAGGCTCTCACCATCGACGAACTCCGCGCCGGCCTCCAGAAGTTCACGGTCAAGCACGGCATGGTCAAGGGCAAGGAACTGCTCGACTCGTTTGGCTGCGCTCGGGTAACCGAGCTGGTTGAGAAGGGCGCCGAGGCCCACGCTCAGTTCATGGCCAAGTGCAATGCCTGAACTCCACGCGAAACTTTCCCCCTCAGCTGCTGAGCGCTGGTTCAGCTGCCCGGGTTCCGTCGTGCTGTCCGCGGGCATCCCTGAGACCAGCAGCCCTTATGCGGACGAAGGGACGAAGGCCCACGGGCTGGCGGAACTCATGCTCAAAGGCAAGCCGTGTGCTCAGGGCTACACCGCCGAGATGCGCGACAATGTCCGCGTCTACGTCGACCACGTCAAGACTTTGGCCGATGGTCCAGACGCCATCCTGCAAGTCGAGCAACAGGTCAAGGTTTCCGACGACTGTTGGGGCACGGCTGACGCCTTGGTCTGGAACCCGAAGCTCAAGACGCTGTTCGTCCGTGATCTGAAATACGGCGCCGGCGTCCCGGTGGAAGTGACGAATAACCTCCAGCTGAAGATCTACGCGCTCGCGTCCCTTCTGACTGCCGGTTACCCTGCCGAAACGATCGATGTCGGCGTCGTCCAGCCCCGAATCCCCCACGCCGACGGCACTGCACGGGCCAAGGAATACTTGGCCGTCGATCTGATTGACTTCCACGCCGATCTCCTGGACGCCATCAAGCGAGTGCGCCAGGCCGAAGCCAACGGAGATCTCTATCTGAAGTTCCGGTCCACGAAGCCTGATGCCGCCGCCGAATGGGAGGGCAAATACCTTCAGCCCACCGCCAAGGGCTGCCAGTGGTGCCTAGCGGCGCCGACCTGCCCCAAAGTCAAGAACCTAGCTCAGGAAACAGCGAAGCAGGTTTTCGCCGTGGCCACTGTGGACAACGGTGGGGTTCGCACCTACGATCCAGCAGAACTTGCCCGCACCCTGGACACGCTTCCCATCCTGGAAGGCTGGATCAAGAATGTCCGCGAGTTTGCCTACGCGGAAGCCGAGAAGGGCCATGCCATCCCCGACTACAAGCTGGTGGAGAAGCAGGCCCAACGAAAGTGGAAGCCTGACATCGCTGGGTTTCTTGCTGACGTGCTCGGGGTTGAGGCTTCGGCGCTTCAGAAAGAACCTGAAATGAAAGGCGTCACCGAGATTGAAAAGATGGCGCCTGGAAAAAATGAAAAAGAACGCGGGGCTTTCTTGGCGCCATACGTCACCAAGGAATCCTCTGGCCACACCCTGGTTCACGACTCGGACAAACGCCCAGCCGTGAGCCTTGATCCGAAATCCGCATTCGGAGAAACCTCCGAAACCGCCGGTGAGACGGATTCTCACTGAGTTCACTTCAATCTAAAGGAGTCGCCACCATGGCCGACAACATGCTCACCCCCATTTTCCGCGCCGGATTCATTTCGGTGTTCAAGCCTTCTAAACCGAACGGAAGCAACCAGGATCCGAAGTATTCGATCCGCGCCATGTTCCCCCCGACGACCAATCTCTCCGACCTGAAGAAGGCCGCAGAGCAGGCCGCCAAGGACAAGTGGGGCGCCAGCGTCCCCAAGGTTCTTCGCAGCCCGTTCCGCAAGAACGAGGACCTAGAGAACCCGGTCCCCGGTATCGGTGATGACTGGATCGTCATGACCTTCTCTGCCCCTGCCGACAAGCGGCCCGGACTGGTCGACGCCAAGCTCCAGGACATCATCGATGAGGTTGAGGTCTACTCGGGCGCTTGGTATCGCGCTCAGGTTCGGCCCTTCGCCTATGAGCAGCAGGGCAACAAGGGCGTCAGCTTCGGCCTCCAGAATGTCCAGAAGATCAAGGACGATGATCCGCTCGGCGCCGGCCGCACCCCCGCCAACAAGGCGTTCGATGCTGTCGAGACAGCTGGAACCGGTGACGCCGGCTCCCTGTTCGACTAAGACGACGACTCGACTTCGCTCCACTGGCCCGCTTCGGCGGGCCTTTGGGGTGAAGGAGGGTCCCATGGACAGTTTCGATAAAGTCGTTGAGAAGCGCTGTTGGGTTACGACAGATGGGAGGCATTTTGATACCGCCGATGAAGCGGGGGACCATCAGGAAGAGATAGACTTTGATGGTTGGTGCCAGGAGAACATCTGTGTCGGCGGCGAATGGTCCGCGCAGATGGTATCCCGCGCTATTTTAGGCACTTGGGTTGTGCGGCCACGATGACCAAACTCCACCTTGATTTTGAAACCTACAGCGAGGTTGACCTGAAGGCCCAGGGCCTCGACGTCTACGCTCGGCATCCAAGCACGGGCGTCCACTGTCTCGGCTACGCTTTTGACGATGAGCCAGCTCACATTGTCGGCGGCTCTGAGCCTAGTTTTGAGCGCATGACGGCATCCAGGCTGCGGGTCGAAGAGCACGTTCAAGCTGGCGGCCTCATCTACGCGCACAACGCCCCATTTGAATGGGCTATCTGGAACTTCGTCCTGGTTCCTCGATACGGCTGGCCCGAACTGAAGATCGAGCAGCTGCGCTGCACGATGGCGATGGCTTACGCGATGGGCCTGCCCGGTGCCCTCGAAGCCGCGGCTCCGGCTCTCAGCATCGCCCAGCGTAAGGACGGCGCGGGCAAGCGCATCATGCTCAAGTGGTGTCGTCCTAAACCCGATGGAAAGATGTGGAGGCCTGAAGACGATCCGGAACAATTCGCGGCGCTTTGTCGTTATTGCGCCCAGGACGTTGAGGTGGAGAGAGCGCTTCACCATCGGCTCATGGAACTCTCTACTTCTGAGCAAGGACTCTGGAACCTCGATCATCGGATCAATCAGCGCGGGGTCCAAGTTGATCTACATTCGATTGAGTCCGCGCTACGCCTGGTGGATGCTGAAAAAGAACGGCTCAATAAAGATATGCTTCAGGCCACTGGCGGCGTTGTCGGCTCCTGCACCGAGGTCCAACTGCTCGTGAAATGGATCCGCAGCCAAGGCGTGGACATGAAAGGCGTTGCCAAAGCCGAAGTCCTGGACACCCTGGACGGTGATCTGCCGACCAATGTGCGCACGGCCCTGGAACTGCGGAAGGAGGCTGCCAAGAGCAGCACGGCAAAACTTGCAGCCATGAAGGAACGGGCGTCAGTTGAAGGCAGGGTGCGAGGGATCCACCAATTCCACGGGGCGTCCACCGGCCGGTGGGCAGGGCGCGGGATC